GGTGGTTTTGTAAAAAGTTTTTTGTAAAGCTAGGTTCATTTGCTTTTTCTGTCCTGTCGTAAGGTAAACCTAATTTGTCAAATGCTTTTGCAATAGAACGAGCCGCGCTTATCTCTACGTCAACACCTGTTAAGTTTTTTATTCTACTTACAATCTTAGCTTCTCTTTCCATAAGATTCTTTTTTAATTTGTCAGCATGTTCAAGATCAACTCTTACACCTTTGAATCTCATGTCAACTAAACAAGGAAATAGTTTTGTCTCTAGGTTAAATACATCCATTAATTCTTGATTGTGTAGTTCTGTATTTAATCTTTGCCATAACTTTAAAGTAGCTTCTGCATCACGTTCAGCATACTCACCTACATACATAGCAGGAAGTTTATATAGTTCTGCTTTAGGATCTACACCATAATCTTTTGCAGCTTCTTCTAAAATCTTTTCGTTCTTACCTATACCTACATAAAATTTAGCTAACGTGTTTAATGCATAAGACAATCTATTATTTTTATACCAGCTTGTCTAAGCCAACAAACATCATACATAGCATTATGAAATACAAAGGTAGTTTTTTCTTGATTAACTAATTCCTGGACCCACTCTAAAACAAGTTTTTTATCCATATTTCCACCACCCTCGTGTCCTATAGGATAATACCCTGACCAGCCTTCTACGGCCACCGCAACGCCTGCAATGTGCCCATTTCCACTGACATTACCTGATCCTAGTGATTTTAAGTCCGGATCACAGGTTTCTAAGTCAATCGCAATTTCTTTTGCGCCTGATAAATCTTTAAGTTCGTGTGGTGCTACCCATTCTGTTTCGGGTGCAAATAGCGGTATCTGTGTTCTTCTCACTTATAATCCCTTTCAATTATCATCTCAATAAAATGAATGGCTTTTAATAAGTCTTGCTTCTTCCCTTTATCTTGATGCCTTATTATATATTTTATAGCACATCCCTCAGGATATAAAAGTTTATTTTCAACTACAAACTTACTGGGTTGTATGACATACTTTTGATAGTGGCTCCCGCCATGCTGTTTATTCCAAACTTTACTCATATTATATAAGCTCGATCAAAGTTTTTAGGATCTAACACATGCAATTCACGTTTCGCTCTCGTCGCGCCAGTGTAAAATAATCTGTGTAATTCATCTGGATCATGACTCATAGTTTCTAGTGCTGCACCTGTAAGATCTTGTAACAATAAAACATTGTCGGCTTCTCCTCCTTTTGCTGCGTGTATGGTTGACATTTTTATACGAGGATTTTTATTTATCTGCTCACCATTCGCCCTCATATTACGAATGTAAGTTTCAGTGATGGGATCTAATCCATCAAATGATTCGTACCAAACTTTAGAAGTTATTAATCCATGTTGTTCTTGACATTCTTTTAGTGTATACTTCGCATCCGAATGCAAAGTTTTACCCTTTTGAAACCCAGGTAAAACATTACTTCCTAAATACTGATAAATATTTTTAATTTCTAAATGATTTAATTGATCACCTTTACGCCAATGTTCCCAATTATTTAATGCCAATAATAATTTTAATGATACAGAATTTATACCTTTGTATTGAAAGTACCATCCTTGAATCTCACACAAATCTTTTGCGTCTTCTAAAAAATAGTTTGCTGAAGATAAAACTAACCATTCACCTTTACTCATATCTACCTGTGTTATGTCAGAATATCTTTTTAATAATCCTTGTTCTGCTCTAGGTTTATATTCTTTGTCAAATCTGTTTTGTACTTTACCTATTATCTTTTGTGATAGTTCATGTATAGGTCCTCCAGGAATCCTATAAGATTGATCTAATACTTTTATATCATTTACTTCTTCTTTAAGTGCAATGAAGTGATCTACATCTGCACCAGCCCACTTAAATATAGCTTGGTCATCATCACCTGCTATGTATGTTTTGTTTGCTTTAGACCAAATCTTTCTTACCATTTCCCATTGTAGTAATGATAAGTCCTGTGCTTCATCTATAAACAAAGCTTCAAATTTATTTAATGTTTCTTTTAACAAAAAGTCTTCTATCAAATCATTAAAATCTTTTAGATTCTTTTCTTTTTTAAATCTTTTTAATTCTTCTGCTAACAAAAATAATGTGTTTCGTTCTATGTCTAATATATTTTTTCTAGAATCATAATATTCTAGTAAGTCCATTCTCTTTACAGCTGCTGTATTTATTATTGTAAGATACTCATTGTCTGAATTAAATGTACCATCTTCTGTAGAATAGAATGAAGAGTTCTAAAAAATGGTAGATCATTCTCTATATCTAAGCCAAATTTATCTGCAGCTCTGTTTGCTGCTTCTGTTGCTGCCTTTTTAGTAAAAGAAAAGTAACCTATTTGTCTAGGCCTTATCCCATCTTTGAGAAATTCGTCCACTAAGTTTAATAACGTTGTTGTCTTTCCCGTTCCTGGTGGACCTAGTATTATTGTCTTCATATTTCTTTAGTTTCCTTTCCGCTATTTGTAGCTGTATTTGTGTTAGTTCTAGTTCTTCTGTTAGTTCTTGTATTATTAATCTAAATCTTAAATGCCAATTTTTACCCACATCCCTGTCATAAGTTTTTGGTTTGGACATTAGAGGTACTTTAGAAACAGCAGCTTCTAATTTTTTCATTGTTTTAATTTTAATTACTCTAGGTTGTTGTGATTTAACTCTGAGTCTTGTCTCTTCTACAAAGATACCTTCTAATCTTTTTATTAAGTTACCTGTTTTAATTTTATCCATATCCCAGTTATTCTTTTTTAAGAATGCATAGAAATCTTCCATTCTAAAATATGTAAAGCCGTCTTCTGTGTATGGTAGTTTATTAAATATATCATCTATAGTTCTTGCTGATTGTCTATTAGTTGTCCAATCTTGTAACAGTCCTGTAATTTCATTGGTAGGATTCAAAGACTCTAATGGTTCTACCTCTTGTAGATTCTGCATCAAAGGTTTTAAAAAATGTTGTTTCCAATCTTTTGGTTTTGGTACAGGCACAACTAAGTTTGCTTGATCTAAACATGCAAGTGCAAACAAAGGTGAGCTGTATAATTGTTCAGTCTTTAATTCTATTCTAGTTTTATCTACATTTAAAAACCATTGTGGTGGTGTGGATGTATATTTAGTTAAACTTCCCAACACTGGCATCTCTTCTTCACCAAATCCTACACCAAATCTTTTTGTTCTACATAAACCAGATTGACATACTGCATTAATAGGTGCATCTTTACATCTATATTTGTCATAACCTTTTCTATTTACTGATTTAATTAATTGTTGAACCTCATTATTACTTAATGCTGGGTCCATATATTTTGAATTAGCTTTTACAATTTCATCTTCCCATGTATCTGGATGTGATTGTTTATAATAAACTGCTATATTAAATAATGCATTGTTTCTGGAACCCTCACCAAAACCTATTGATGCCAACTTGTTTAAGCAAGGGGGTCCTCCAGTAAATGCTTCTTCTATTTTTTTCTCTTCGACTTTGATTTTTTCGACTTCTTCTTTGCTGCAACTGTAAACATCATAGAGCTGATAAAATTCCTCAAGTGTACAACTGGAGCCAATATCGTTGATAGCATAACGTAGTCCTTTCATTTGATTGTGGTAAGGTAAGTTTAAGAAGTTACCAGTGTCACCACGTTCCACTAGTATTTCTGTTTGTTTAGGAAATATTTCAGAGCCTTCATAACCAAGTATGACAGACATTTGTTTTAATTTTGATTGCATCAAAGATGCAGGAATGTTTTCTTTTGTAAATAAAAATACGTGAGCTCCGCCTGATTTACTACGGCAGACTATGAGGGGTAGTTTATGAAGCCTAATAGTTTTAACGAGGCTAGCGTGATCAAAGTTATATTCGTCAATATCAATGCACCCCCACCTACAATCATTATTTTCTGTGATAGGGATAATCCCAAGGGCTGGTCCTTTTCCTTCAAGATGATTGGTCCAAAGTTCGTCGGTGACGTCTTTACGAACAATAAAGGCTTTACCTTGTTGTTTACCATTCTCTCCTCTGTCACCGGGTTGGTATTGTCCATATGCTATTGTTAATCCACTAAAAATTTGTTTGAATTTATTCATATATTACATTCTAATTTCTTTGTAAAGGGGATCTTGCGATCCCCTTCAACTAAATTTAGTACGGAGTACTATCTTTAGATTTCTCTTCTACATCAGCTTTTGTTTGCACGTTTCCTTTAGAGGCAGTACCACTAAAATCTTTAGCCGTAAGGTATAAAGATTTATCGTCCTGTCCCATAATCCTGTCTTGTGTAACAGACCAACCATACCAAGAACCTTTGTCGTTCTTTTGTAGTACAGATTGTAAGTTATACACAACCCCATGCATTGGAGGGATAGCCATTCCACCTTTACCATCAGGTATTTGTATGGTCTTCATCATAGAATTCCATTTTTTACTGACGTTAAGCTGTGTTGATTTCATAGTAATCAACGCTGGTGTCATCCCACCTGCTTTTGTTTCAACCAAAACATAGTAAGAAGCTGTCTCTTCTAAATAGTTACCATTAGGTAATCTAATTTTAGATCCATCTCTCTTACCAGTTTGAATTACCGGACTGTTCGGTAGGTGAACTGCGACTGGAGCACCTGGTCCGTCCCCTCTATCCGACCACTCTGGATAATCCTTTTTGTAATAACAAGGAATAACCTTGATACCTTT